GACGAACGATGAAGACGTAATTATCTACGCCAACGGCGCAGGTGGTGGTGCGGCTGCTGGAACTGCTGGGCCTGCTGGGGCTATCGCTGCGATTGCCTCTATGGACATGGCTACGCATGGCGTTTGGTACGCTGCGGTAGGGCTTGCTGGTGGCGCTGGGGCGACTACCAATGGGACGGCTATTTCTGTTGCCAATTCGCTATTCATTAGCCCCGGTGCTGGTGGTGGCGGGTCAAGTGCGGGCACTGGTGGCAACCAAACCAGCGCAAGCGGGCTGTATCCGACTATCAGTGGCGGCGCGTCCGGGAACAATCCCGGCAATCACGGAATATGGCTACCCCGTCCGTTCATTTGCATCGGTGGTTGTGGAGGCGGTGGAATCAACGGCTCAGGCGGGTCAAACACTGGGGGCAACGGAGGCGGCTTTGGCTCTGGTGGTGGCGGAGGTGGTAACGGTACATCGAACAGCGGAAACGGTGGCAAAGGAGCGTCCGGACTTCTAATCATGCGGTGGTGGTGAAGTGATAGATGCAGCATCACTTCCAAATGCGCCAAACGAGCAGCGTTTTTATGCTGCTTCTCCGCAGTCTGGAACGATTTTCCAAAAGATAGAGATACCGAAGCAAGCCAATTTTATTTGGTTCACTGCAATTGGTCCGGGCGGCGGCGGTGGTAGGCCGACAGCCGCAGCGGCAACAACCGGCGCTGGTGGCGGCGGAAGCGGCGCAGTAACCCGCGCCGTGTTTATGGCAAAAGACTTGCCGGATTCTCTCTACGCCCTTGTTTATCCTGGCGGTCTTGGTGCAACAGCAAATGGCACTGGTGGCGGAGGCTCTGGACTATCCACATGGATAAATACAACGCCAACAACAACAGTTCAAGACAACTTGCTGATTGCGGCAGGCGGCGCCGGAGGTGGCGCTGCTGGGGCTGGCGGGCCTGGTGGATCTGTGGCCGCAATTTCATCTATGAGACTGGTTAGTTTGTCACTTTGGCTAAACGCCACAGCAGGGCAAGACGGTGGAGGCGGCGTAACCTTCGGACCTGCTTCATCAATATCTGTGATGACAAGTACATTCTGTAGCGCTGGTGCTGGCGGGGCTGGGTCTAATGGCGGCACTGGCGGGAACCAGACAAGCCCATCTGGGCTTTACCCAACCATTACCGGAGGTGCAAACGGTGGCGCCGGTAACGGCGGAGTTGGTGACAACGGGATTTTTGTGCCTCGCCCGTTCATCTGCATCGGCGGTACTGGTGGTGGTGGGTCAACTGGTGCAAACGGCGGCGCTGGTGGCGCTGCTGGCGGCTATGGCTCAGGCGGAGGGGGCGGTGGGAATGGCCCCACAACTTCAGGCAACGGCGGGGATGGTGGGCCGGGCTTGGTAATCATGCGGTGGTGGTAAATGCTAGGCTTTGACGCAATCGCATCATTACCGCTATCGAGCATTCCGGCTCAGGGCGGGAACGTCACTGTTGACGGCGATGCGGCGTCACTTGTATTTACAGGGCAGGGCGGTACTGTTTCGCTGTCCGTATCTGGCGACGCAGCATCGCTGGTGTTTACGGGACAGGATGGGACGGTCACGGTAAGTGGCGGAGAGACCGATACACACGATGGGTATTGGTACAAGCACTGGGCAAAGTTGCACAAGAAAAAGCCCACGCTTGCACAAGTCAAGGAACTGGTTAAAGAGAACCTGTCGGAAGCGTTAGCTGTTCCAGAGGTCAAGAAAGCACTACCAGAGGTTGATTACGCATCAGCCAGAGACAGTGCAAAGGTTCAGGCGTTTATCGCTGCGCAACTGCTGGCCGTCCTATTAAAGAAGATTGAGGACGACGAGGAAGACGACATAGAAATCATGATGCTGCTATGAGAAAACGCTACGTACAAGACCCGAAGACGTTTGAACTGATCCCCATAGAGGAATATCAGGCGCGTTCGCCGGTTGGCCCGCTAATCATGCCTGACATACAGCCATATCAAAGCATGGTTACGGGAGAGATGATCGGTGGGCGCAGACAGCACCGCGAACACCTGAAGCAACACCGATTGGTGGAAATTGGTAACGAGAAGCCTGTTCAAAGAAGGCCAGAGCCGGACAGGACTATCCGAAACCACATCATTGAAGCTGTGCGCAGACATGGCTAGTTTTTATCAACCCTGCAAGGAATCCTAATGGAAACCCAAGACGATCTGCGCGGGGCATTGGAAGCATCTATGAATGCTGCCGAGGCTCCCGAACCTGTTGTAACTCCTGAGCCTGTAGCCGAGGCAACTGAAAAGCCACGCGACGATACTGGAAAGTTCGTAGCCAAAGCGCCTGTAGAACCCATCCCGGAGCCGGTGGCAGAAGTTCCCACCAGGAAAGCCCCCAGCTCTTGGAAGCCAGAGGCACAAACGGCGTGGCTAAAAGCAGACAAGGGAGAGGCCCTAACACCGGAAGAAACCCGGTTGCTTGCCTTGGAGGCAGAGCGTAGAGAGGGTGACTTTCACAAGGGTATCGGTGAGTTCAAGACGTTTGCCGAGCAGGGAAAGGCTTTTGAACATGTCACAAAGCCCTATCAGCAGACTTTCCAATCACTAGGGGTAGATGCCCCTACGGCTGTGTCGTATCTTCTCAAGGCCGACCATATCCTGAGAACCAGCGACCCGGCTACAAAAACGCAGTACATGCACCAATTGGCGCAGCAGTACGGTATTGATCTAGGTGGACAGCCGCAACAAACGGACCCGCAGATTCAATACTTGATGAACGAATTGAATCAAGTTCGCCAGTCTCAAATGACTTGGCAATCCCAATTACAGCAGCAGGAACAGGCGCGGGCTAACGCCCAAATCCAGGAATTTGCTGCTGGAAAACCGCACTTCGAGGCTGTGCGGGATGACATGGCTACGCTGCTTCACAGCGGCAAAGCCACTGACATGAATCAAGCCTACGATATGGCTGTGTGGATGCGTCCGGAAATCAGGCAAACCCTGATTGAGCAACAACGCGCCGAAGCTCAACGCAAAGCAATTGAGGACTCGACTAACGCAAGGGCAAAAGCTGCCTCAGTGTCTGTCCGTGGTTCCTCGCCCGCTAGCGGTGGGATTCAGCCTGCCAAGGGGTCACTCCGAGAACAGTTGGAGTCGGCCTTCGCTCAAACCTGATTAAAGGAAAACTATCATGGCATTTGCCAATCTTTCCGACATCATCACCACGACCATTCAAAGCCGGTCTGGTGTGCTGGCGGACTCTGTGACGAAAAACAACGCGCTCCTGATGAAGCTGCGCGCCCGTGGCAACGTAAAGCCGTTCAGCGGCGGTAACGTGATCCTGCAAGAACTGATGTACAACGACCCGACGACTCAAAACGCCGGTTCGTACAGCGGTTACGATGTGATCGACATTACCCCGAACAGCCCCATCTCGGCGGCTGAGTTCGATATCAAGCAGTACGCTGCTGCGGTGTCGATTGACGGTCTGACGATGCTGCAAAACAGCGGTAAAGAGCAGATCATTGACCTGCTTGAAGGCCGTATCCAAGTGGCTGAGGCGCAACTGAAGAACCAGATCAGCGCCGGTCTGTACTCGGACGGTACTGGTAACGGCGGAAAGGATATCACCGGCCTCGCGGCTGCGATCTCCACCTCGCCGGGTTCTGGTACTTACGGTGGCATCAACCGCCTTACGTGGTCGTTCTGGCGCAATATTGCGTTTGACGCGACTACCGATGGTGGCGCTGCTGCTACGTCAGCGAACATTCAGAGCTATATGAACCGTGTTGCAGTGCAACTGGTTCGCGGCACTGACCGTCCGGATATGATCGTGGCTGGTGACAACTACTACCGCCTGTATCTCGAAAGCCTGCAAGCTATCCAGCGTGTGCAAGGTGAAGAGATGGCGGCGGCTGGTTTCACCTCGCTCAAGTATCTGGGTGCTGGTCTGAACTGCGACGTGGTTCTGGACGGTGGTATCGGTGGTTCCATCAACACGAACCGCATGTACTTCATCAACACGAACTACCTGTTCTTCCGCCCCCACCGTGATCGTAACTTTGTGCCCATTGGTGGCGACCGTCAGTCGGTCAACCAAGACGCCATCGTGAAGCTCATCGGCTGGGCTGGTAACCTGACCTGTTCAGGTGCCCAGTTCCAAGGCGTTCTGACCGACTAAGGAGTAAAAATCATGGCCTACAAAATCTCTACGCCCCTTTTGGGCTTTCAGCCGATTGCTGAAACGAGCACTACCCAGCGTCACGCTCTGGGTACTATCGTGACGGCTTTCGATCCCACCTACGGTGCGGGCGAGTTCATCTATCTGAAAGGCATCGGTTCTACCGCTGTCGGCACGATGGTGGACTATGACCAAACCCTCGGTACTACCGCTCTGTCGCCCGCTACGGGTGGTATTGGGCCGGTAGCAGTTGCCATGTCAGCGAACGTTGCCAGCCAATACGGTTGGTATCAAATCGCTGGCGCGGCTGCTGTTGCTGCCCCCAATGCTGCTGTGGTTGGTGCTGAGGTGTTCAGCCTCGCCGCCACCCCTGGTAGCGTGGATGACGCCCAAGTGAACGGCGAACAGATTCTGAATGCTAAGTTCAGCACCACGACGGGCACTCCCTCGACTGGTCTGGCTATCATCCAGATTGATCGCCCGTTCCACCAAGGCCAGATCGTCTGATGACGGGGCTTCGGCCCCGTTTTTAAGGAGCAATCATGGCAATTCCAAGCCGCCTTACAGGGTCTGGCCTAGCCGGACAAGCTGCTACCAACATCTGCGGAGATGTGGGAAACAGCCTGACCGCTACGGGTTCGACCTACTCTGACGCGTTGCAACTGTCCGCAGTTGTCAACCGCTCTACCACGACCGCATCGGGAACCGGCGTCAAGCTGATGCCCGCTGAGGCTGGGGCTTCCGTAGTCGTGATTAACAGCGGGGCTAACGCTCTGCTGGTCTATCCCGGCGCTGGAGCCGCAATCAACGCACTGACAGTCACCACCCAAGGGTTCTCCGTTGGTGCTGGTGGCCGCGCTCTGTTCGTTGCCGTTTCTCCGACTAACTGGTTCGCCATCCTGTCGGCTTAAACTTACGGGGGCTTCGGCCCCCATTTTTCATAGAGGCAAAAAGTGGACAACTCCGCTGAAAGCGTATTCGTGCAGTTCTATTCGGACGCAATTGAGATCAAGCACAAGTCAGAGAAGGAAGGGCGACCAATTTACGAAAACGTGACATGGATTCGCAAAGTCATTCCCGGTGACAAGAACAACATTATCGAGCGGGTTGCAAAGCCCGACGATTTTCAACGCCACGCAAAGGCTTACGAGCGATTCAAACGCTCAGAGACCGAGGCGATTGATGGAACCCCGCTGGAGCAGTGGCCCCAGATCAACCGTGCTGAGGTGAAAGAGGCGAAGTACCGTGAGGTTCACACCGTTGAACAAATGGCCGCTTTGACGGACTTGCACGTACAGAAACTCGGTATGGGCTTCCAAACCCTCCGGGACAAGGCCAAGTCGTACCTTTCCGTCGCTGCAAACACTGCCGCTGCTACCGCACAGGCTGCGGAGAACCAAAGGTTGAAAGACATGCTTGCAGACATGCAGGCGCAATTGGACGAACTCGGAGCCAAGAAGCCGGGCCGTCCACGTAAGGAATCGGTGGAAGCATGACGTTACTAGAGCTTGTTCAACAGGTGTGCGCGGAGATGGGGCTTCCTCAGCCCGCCTCCGTCATAGGGAATACGGACCCGCAGACCGCGCAGATGTTCGCCCTGCTGAACAGGCTCGGTAAAGACCTGACGCGTCAGTTCGATTGGGAAAGACTGAACAAAGAGCATATCCTGAACACCGTAGCGGAGACGCAAAGCGGTGTTTTGGTGGCTGGGAGTGCGGTTATCACCGGTCTGACCGATACGTCAGGTTTCAGCGTTAATTGGGGCGTTTACGCAACTGGTGTACAGCCTTTCGCGCAGATCGTCTCGATTGACTCTGCCACCCAAGTAACAATGAACATGAAGGCCACGGAGTCTGGGACTCAAGACCTTCTGTTTTCTCAGGTTCAATACCCGCTACCGAGTGATTGGAAGAAGCAAATTCCACAGACGGAATGGGACCGGACGAACCGCTGGCCGCTGATGGGGCCTGAGTCTCCCCAAGACTGGCAGTCGTTCAAAAGCGGGATTGTCTATGCCGGACCGCGAACCAGGTTCCGCATCTATCAGGACTGTATAACCCTGAACCCTCCGCCTCCGGATGGGTATGTATTTGCTTTTGAGTACATCAGCAAATCGTGGGTTCGTAGTGCTTCTGACGTTCAACAAGACGAGTTTGAAGCCGATACAGACACGACCATCTATGACGATAGCCTGTTGATTACAGGGATGAAAGCCAAGTGGAAAGCCGCTAAAGGTTTGGACGCGGTGGATGATGCGCAGGAATTTAGGGGCTTGCTGGATCAATGTAAGGCGCAGGACAAGTCTGCACCTAAGTTGAGTCTTTCCCCATATGGGTCCAGTATTCTCCTGACAACCCGAAATATTCAGGATGGGAACTTCCCCTCATGAGAGCCAATGCCACTAGCGTACCCGCACCCGTTGGTGGGTTGAATGACCGCGATTCACTGGCGGACATGCCAGCCAAGGACGCGGTGATTCTGAACAACTGGTGGCCGTATCCGTCTGAGGTAGCTGTTCGGAAGGGCTATTCAGATTGGGCTACCGGGTTCGCTGATGTTGTCGAGACGATTGTTGAGTATCTGCCTGTTTCTGGCACCTCTACGCTGTTTGCCATCAGTGACGGTGAGATTTTCGACATAACGACCGCAGGGGCTATCGGGGCGGCTGTTGTCACTGGGTTGTCCAATTCGCGTTTCCAGAACGTGAACATCACAACTCCGGGCGGGTCTTTCATGTACCTGCTAAACGGGGTTGATGAGCCTCAACTGTGGAACGGGGCTACGTGGGTTTCTGTGGATGGTGTTTCTGTACCTGCCATCACTGGCGTAACGACAACGGAGCTTGTCCACGGGACAGTGTTCAAGAACCGGATTTTCTTTGTACAGGCCGCGTCCCTAAACCTGTGGTATCTGCCGGTAAACAGCATTGGCGGCGCAGCGGTAAAGATCGACCTCGGGTCTGTTTTTAACCTTGGCGGGTATATCCAAGCTGTGTACAACTGGACCATTGATGCCGGGGACGGTTCAGATGACCACTTGGCTGTGATTACGTCCAATGGCGAGGTGGCTGTTTACAAAGGTACGGACCCATCATCGGCAACCACTTGGGCGCTTGTCGGTGTGTTCGTTCTAGGTAGGCCACTAGGCCGCAGGTGCGGCATCAAGTACGGCGGTGACCTAGCGATTAACTGTATGGAGGGCGTATTCCCGATGGGGAAGGCGCTTCTCTCCGCCTCGGTGGATCGTAGGGTTTCCCTGACGGACAAGATTCAGAACTCCGTCAGCATCGCGGCCAATACCTACGGGTCTAACTTTGGCTGGCAACTGTGTTTGTTCCCCAGTGCGAACATGCTGATTCTGAACATACCGTCTGGAGATGATGCGAATTATCAGTTCGCCCAGAACACCCTAACCGGGTCTTGGGCCAAGTTCACCGGTTGGAATGCATCCAGTTGGTGTAACGCATCGTCTGGGCTATATTTCGGGGATGATGATTCTGTCAAGTTCGCATGGTCTGGCAACTTGGACGGCATGTCCTCGATAGTCGCTGATGTACTGCCAGCGTTTAGCTACTTTGGGCTCAGGGCGCAGAACAAGTATTTCACGATGGTGAAGCCCTACCTTCAATCTGGCGGATCACCTTCCGTGATCTACGGGCTGAATATCGACTTTAACCCGCAGGACGTTACCGGGGCTTTGAACTACACCCCACCTACTGGGATGGTTTGGGGCTCTCTGGTTTGGGGCTCTATGGCATGGGGTGGCGGGTTGACCAACATCGCTAATTGGCAAACCGTGGGCGCTGTGGGTAGCTCTGCCGCTCTACGCCTCAAGGTGCAGAACAACGGCGCTCCGCTCACTTGGTCCGCTACGGATTTCGTCTACCAAAAGGGCGGGGTTCTTTGAACGTCATCACAGACGATGCAGACCGCATTGGGGAATGGGTCTGTACCCGTGCCGGTGGGACATGGATAAAGGGTAGGGGAACCGCCGTAGGGCTTGAGAGGCACGGGCGATTGATAGCCGGGGTGATCTTTGAGGATTACAACGGTGCGAACATCAATGTCCACGTTGCCTCAGACGGCTCAAAGAATTGGCTAAACAGGGAGTTCCTGTGGTTCAGTTTTTACTATCCCTTTGTACAATTGAAGGTGAAGCGGGTTACAGCTTTGGTGGCGTCAACGAACGACGCATGTAACCGGTTTGTTAAGAATCTCGGGTTTGAGCTTGAGGCAACCCTCAAAGACGCGCACCCAAGCGGGGACATTCTTGTCTACCGTATCACGCCGGATACATGCCGGTGGCACGTTAAGAAACATTGAGCGATAACTGTCGCCCAGTAGGAGGTATTAGAAAATCGGAAAAGCAAGCGCACCCCCCGCCCCGGACTACACCGCAGCAGCCGAGGCTACAGCGGCCGGAAACAAGTCTCAAAGCCGATACACCACGTTTGCAAATCGGCCAACTGAGATTACCCCATACGGCACAAAGTCATGGAATCGCAATACGTACTTTGACCAAGCAGCCTATGACGCAGCGATAAACGCTGGGGCCAATCCTGATGACCTCAAAAAAGAGGAATACATCATGGACGATTGGACCTCCACGACCGACTACGGGCCGGAGGCACAGGCAGCTATTGACAAGCAACTTACCTTGTCAAACAAGTATGCCGACCTAGCGACTACGGGGCTGGATAAGGCTTGGTCGTCCCTGTCAGACCCGACCTTGGATATGTCCGGGATTCCTGCTCGGGCTATGAACGTAGGCCAGACCGCGCAAGACGCGATCATGTCTCGGCTGAACCCGAAGTTTGACCAGCAAGAAGAAGCCCTGCGTCAAAGGATGGCTAACCAGGGGATTACCTTGGGGTCTGAGGCTTACGGGAACGAACAGAGGCAGTTCCAGCAAGGCCGAAACGACGCCTATCTACAAGCGGCTTTGCAGGGGATTAACCTTGACCAGCAGAACCGGGCAAGCGCGTTGCAGGAACAAGCCTATTCACAAGATAGACCGCTGAACCTTATCAACGCGCTGCGCACCGGCTCACAGGTTCAGAATCCACAATTCGGGAACTTTGCTCAACAGCAATACACACCCGGCGCGGATTACATGGGCGCCACGAACGCTCAATATCAGGCCGCTCTAGACGCCACCAACACAGAAAACGCCAACACCGCAGGGCTGATGGGCGGGCTGTTTAGCCTAGGTGGCGCGGCTCTGGGTAGCCCGTGGCTCGGTAACAAGTTGTTCGGTTAAGGGGATAGCATGACTCCAGAAGAAATCGAACTTGAGCAGCGCAGGAAACTCGCTGAGGCTCTGATGGCCCGCTCTCAGGAGCGTATGCCCACCGGTCAAATGGTGGGCAGGGTGTATGTCGGGACCAATCCCCTCCAGTACCTGGCACAAGGTTTAAAGGGCTACGCTGCCCGCAAGGATATCGAGGGTGTGGGACAGGAGCGTAAAGCCCTTGGCGAAAAGCAAAACGCCGCTTTGATCGAAGGGCTGAGAGGCTTCCAGCAGAAGATGGCTGGCACGCCTGAGAAGGTTGCGCCTTACCAAGCCCCGTCATTTGATGATGCCGACGCAGCCACGATGCAAGGTAACCAAACGGTAACCCCTGCTGTACCTGCTGACCCAAGGGCCGCTTACGCTGGGCTTATCGGCTCACAAGTTCCCATGCTGCAACAAATGGGCGTGCAGGGCATGGGGCAACTGCCTCAGATTGAAGCGCAGAAAGCAGATCGGGCCGATGCTAGGGCTTTCCAATCTGCCGAAGCTGAAAAGAACCGGCTTGCTAGGGTTGACCAATTGAACATGCAGCATCAGCTTCGCATGGACCAACTTGCGGCACAAAACGCTAGCCGTGAAGAAATGATGCGGGCGCAGCAGCAACACCAGTTGGCGCTTAAATCTCTAGTTTCAGCCGTAGGCAAGAATGCGTCACAGCCTTACTTCCAGCCGGTACAAACCGCGCAAGGGGTGATGGCTTTTAACGCAAGAACGGGGAAAATTGAACCTGTCGCGTTGCCCGGCGGCGCCCCAGTAATCGGTGCGGCTGCTGACCCTGCTTTGCAAGGCTCCATTGCGGGCGCAAAAGCTGGCGCTCAGGTTGAATCCAAGGCCAAGGCAACGGCAAAAGTAGAGGCCCCGCAGGTAATATCACAGGGCGAGGAAGCCATAAAACTGGTTGACGAACTGCTAAAAGCCCCCGGATTTAAGCAGGCCGTAGGCGGTAGCCGTGTGTTTCAAATCCAGAAAATACCCGGCACGGATGCAAAAGACTTTGACATTCGCCTTGACCAACTCAAGGGGAAACAGTTCTTGCAAGCCTTTGAAACGCTTAAAGGCGGTGGACAAATTACGGAAATGGAAGGCAAGAAGGCTACTGATGCCATTGCACGTATGGACGCCGCTGGGAGTGAGCCTGAGTTTGTAAAGGCCGCTAAAGACTTCCAAGACGTTATCCGTGTTGGTGTTGAACGGGCCAAAAAGGCGCAGGGCGGTACACCCGAGGCGGCGGGCGGGTTCAAAATCCTAGGGGTGAAGTAATGCCTATCTACACCGTACAAGGCCCGGACGGCAAGACCTACGAGATTGAAGGCCCTGCTGGTGCTACTGCCAAACAACTGGCGCAAGTCATTACGGGCGCATCAAAGCCAAAAGTCAACGTGCCGGAAATCAACGCTGACCCGACCGTAGGAATGTCTGGCACAAGCAAATTCCTGGCTGGTGCTGGCAAGGCAATTGCTGATGTTGGCCGGGGTGTTTCACAGCTTTTCGGGCAAACGTCATTTAATGATGTCGCAGAGTCCAGGAAACTTGACAAAGCACTCATGAACACGGGCGCAGGAACGATTGGCAATCTGGTCGGCAATTTGGCCATGTTTGCGCCAACTGCCATGATTCCGGGGGCAAATACGGTCACTGGCGCGGCAACTATCGGGGCGGTAGGCGGGCTGCTACAGCCTAGCGAATCCTTTGGTGAAAAGGCGTTTTCTACTGGCCTTGGCGCTGCGGCTGGTGCGGCTGTGCCACTAACCATAGCTGGCGCAAAGACGGCCAAGTCTTTTGTTGAGCCTTTCTACGAGGGCGGTAGAAAGCAGATTGTCGGGCGGGCGCTTTCAAAGGCAACCGGAGACAATGTTGACGAGGTGGTAAAGGCCCTGTCAACCAATAAATCAGCCGTGCCCGGTGTTCAATACACAGCCGCAGAGGCATCCAAAAACCCCGGAATTGCTGCAATGCAACGCACGGCTACGGCTATCGACCCGGTGGCAATGAATGCTCAGGCCGCAAGACAAGCCGCGAACAATGAAGCCCGCGTAGCCGCGCTTTCCGAAGTTGCAGGGCGCGACGGGAAACGGGAACTATTTGAGGCTGCGCGTGATAAGGCCGCTGATGCGCTGTACAACAAAGCCCGCAAAGCCGGGGTACATGCTGCTGCATTAACACCAGAGGCGCAAGCAAACATTGCCGCTTTCCAATCCAGAGTGCCTGATGACATCATTGCAAGGGCCAAAGAACTTGCGAAAATCAATGGCGAGGTGCTGGATAACACTACGTCCATTCAAGGGATGCATTGGGTCAAAAAAGCCCTTGACAGCAAGATCAGCACGGCGGTTCGGTCAGGCGATAACGAAATGGCGCGGGCTTACACAGGGCTTAAATCAACCCTGCTAGATGGTCTAGACCAGATTAGTCCGCAGTACGGAGAAGCCCGCAGGACGTATGCGGCAATGTCAAAGCCGCTGACTGAAATGGATGTTGCGTCAAAAATCCTAGAACGTGGCACTAATCCGCTAACCGGGAATCTACAGCCAAACGCTTACGCTAGGGCACTGAACGACCAAACCGCAGCACAAGTGACCGGGATGCCAAAAGCAACACTGAACAGCACAATGACGCCGCAGGGTCTTGGTGTTTTAGGTGCCGTAAAGGATGACTTGGTAGCGCAGAACTTCGCCCAAACAGCGGGGCGTGGTGCTGGTTCTGACACCGTTCAGAAACTGGCGTTTACTAACATGCTTGACCAAGCTGGCATCCCAACAATGATGCGCAATTTCGGGCCTGCGGGGATTGTTGGTAACGTAGCGCAACGCGCTGGGCAAGTGGCTTACAAAGACGCTAACGAACGCATGGCGCAGGAACTGGCTAGGGCATTGATGGACCCCGCACAGACTGCGGCGCTTATGCAATCCGGGATGGTCACTCCGGGAATGGCAGCTTTGGTAAACGGTCTGCGCAGGTCAGGAACTGCCTTGGGCGCTACGGCTCCGGCGCTTGCCCAAGCGCAGCAGTAAAAGCCGCTTCCATATGCCGTCGCTCATTTTCCTTGCTATCAAGATTCTGATCGCAGCAAGTGCGGCAAATAGCAGGAGTGCGGCGAATGGTTTCAATAACACCGCAAGCAAGAATGACTGTTGTTCTGTCATTCGCGGATTCTAAAGGAAAACACAATGTCTAGAAACGGCTCAGGAACCTACTCACTCCCGGTCAATTCCTGGAACCCCGCGACCAATGGGGTATCCGCTACACCTGCTGATTGGCAATCCCTGATTGATGACGTAGAGGCGGCGCTTACGCAAAGCGTATCCAAAGACGGACAGACCACAATGACCGGTAACCTCCCTATGGGCGGGTTCAAGTTGACCGGTCTGGCCGCTGGGGCTGCTACGGGCCAATCCTTGCGATGGGAACAGTTGTTCGCCCAAGGTACTGAGGCTGATATTGCCTCTGCCACCACAACCACCCTTGGCACGCAAAACAGCAATTTCCTGCGGGTTACCGGGACCACGACAATTACGAGTTTCGGGACCACGTACAACGGGCCTAGATTCCTGCGGTTTGAGGGCGCTCTGACCCTGACGCATAGCTCTACCCTGATTCTCCCCACTGGTGCGAACATCACCACCGCTGCGGGCGACTTGGCTATCGCTATTCCTAAAGCTACCCTAGGCACTCCAGATGGTTGGTATGTTTTTTATCAGCGGGCTGACGGTACTTCTCTGCTCGGGGTGACCCCGGCCCAAATCCAAGCCCAGACCTACACCGCGTTTACCACCGCTGGAACAGCTACAGCTTTCACGCTAACGCCTACCCCTGCTCTCTCCGCTTTGACCGCTGGGCAACGGTTCCGCGTCAAAATGGACCAAGCCAATAGCGGCACCACACCTACCCTAGCTGTCTCTGGTCTGGCCGCTACTGCCATCAAGATGTACGTCACCGATGGTACAAAGCGCGACCCCGTAGCTGGGGAATTGGCCGCTAATCTGCTGGTGGACATGGAGTACGACGGGACCAATTGGGTATGTAGGGCTATCCCGCCTCAACTGGCGACTGCTACGCCTGCTGTAGGCACCGCTGCGGGCACTGTGGGAACGGGACTCCTAGCCGCTAGGACGGACCACGCGCACCCGCCAATGTCGGGCAGTGTGATTCAGGTGGCGTATGCGGGCCTGACGACGTACACCACGGCAACAACCGTGATGCCGGAAGATGGGACTATCCCGCAGAACTCAGAGGGCGACGAAAAACTGACGCTAGCCTTTACCCCGAAGCTGGCTACCTCAACGCTTCGCATCAGGATTCAGGGGAGCATGATTGTTCTTGGGTCTTACCGGTGCTGCGCTGCGCTGTTTGTTGACTCCACAGCAAATGCTCTTGCGGCGCACGTTGGCACAAACGCTCCGATTTCCATTGAATACTACGTATCTGCTGCGTCTACTTCTGCCAGAACTTACAAACTCCGGATTGGCCCTAGCTCTGCTGGCACCATAGCTATCAACGGTAATTTCGGCGGCTCAATCGGTGGGCTGACCATGAGCGTTGACGAGATCGCAGCATGACGCTAGAAGCCCTGCTGTCCAAGCTGCTGCCTAGGTATTACCTGCGCCATGCAGCCATTGCTCTGGTCATCTCCGCTATTGCGTTTTTCATCCCTACGGCATGGGCACTGGCTGGCGCTGTGTTCTACCTAGGGCGGGAAATCCGTGATCGTGAAAAGCTGGGCGTGTGGGACTGGCCGGGCCTATTGTGGCCGGTCGGTGTCTGCGCCTTGCTGTGGGCAGTTTTCCGATAACAAAGGGGTGATTGTGGAGGTGCTAATAACAAAAATCGCAGAGGCTGGAAACATCGCAATCGTAGTGCTTACATTTGTCAACATCGCACTATTACGAATGGTGGACACGGTAAACAAACTGCGAACGGACGAACAAGCCGCCTATAGGGCAAGCGTGGAAAAGATGACGGCCGCGTTCGACAAAGTAATCGATGCACTGGCTGAATTGCGCGTCACTA